GGGCATTGGCTTCAACCCTCAAATTAACCGGTACGACCACAGTAAGAACCAAATCACTTTTATTGCAGGTACTAACAGCCTAAGCGGTACACCCGCAGGCTCAGGCGGGACTTCGGTTCTCCTATATCGCTACACCGTGTTCAGGCGCAGCCCTGACTTCTTTGAAACCCCGACTTTGTCATACCTCGGCACTGAGGTGCTTACCGCTGCCTTCCCGTCTCAGGCGGTCCCATACACGGGCAGCCCATCAGTGATACTTGGCATGGCGGCTTCAAGCAGCGTTGCTTCTAACACGCAGACATGCACAATTGGCGGTGTCACCCCGACCCTGATCGCCAAAAACCCAGCAGCAGATACCACAAACTTTTGCCGCCTCTGGTATCGCCCCAACATTACCCCAACCACCCTGACTACAGCGGGTAACCAAACAGGCCAGTATGCCGCCACTAGCTGGCGTCCCTTCGTCGTCCACTAAATCTTTCACCAAGGAAAGCCTATGCTCAACCTTATGTACAAGGGGGAGAGCGTCTTAATGACATCTCCCGGAACTACATTCACCCTTCCAAATGGTGACACCGTAACCCCAGCCTATGAAGGTTGGAGCAACGCGGCTGGCTATTCGCTTGTCGCTGTTCAACCTGAACCCCAACCAGTGCCTACCCCTGAAGAACTCCTCGAAATTGAACGATTCAGCATGGAGCTTTCATTCGCACAGTTCCTCGTTGCCTTGGAGGAACGCGGGTGGATCACTGAAGAGGAAGCCGGGGCTTGGCTCCGCGCAGAGGCTCTTCCTGTGGCCGTTCAGGGGATCATCGATGGTCTCCCCGGCGTAGACCCTAAGACAGGCGTTAATGAGCGTCTGCGGGCCTACGCAAGGGCGCTCCGCCCCTCTGTCATCAAGCGCAGCAATCCGCTCCTATTGATGATGGCAAACGCACGTCAGGTTCCCGCTGAAGAAGTTGACGACATCTTCCGCTTCTATCGAGACATCTGACAATGAACGACCATGATGTAATGGACGGTGCTGCCGTCATGACCGCAATGGGAAGCGTCTTTGGCTACCTGCCTGAGATCGCCGCCTTGTTCGCAATCATCTGGACCGCGATCCGCATCTATGAGTGGGTCCGGGTTCGCATCCTGAAGAAAGATGGGGAGCTTAACCTGTGAAAGCCACCGAAGACTTCTTGGCCGCTCTCCACGGTGAGCTTGCAGCGGCTATGAAGCAGAAGCTTCTCAGTGGGGAGTTCACTGCTTCTGACCTGAACGTGATCCGGCAGTTCTTAAAGGACAACGCGATCAACGTAGACGGATCGAAGGACGAGACCCTGAGGGGACTTGCTGACGATCTCCCTGAGGACATCGATAACGTCGTACCGCTGTACGGCTCGTAGGATAGCCGTAGGAGCGTGACTAAGGCTCTGGGGTAGGGTGACCTACCTCAGAGTGCTTTCGCTTCTGTACGGCTATGCCACGACGCATAGGAGGCCATATGAGCCTAGAGAAAGACAAACCGTGGTGGAGGGAGAAGTATCCTGAGAAAGACTGGAAGGTCTTCGAGGACTTTCGCTACTTCCTTATCATGGTGTGGCGTCACCTGATGCTGCCAGACCCGACGTGGGTCCAAATGGATATCGCTCACTACCTGAACAACGGACCACGACGTAAGATCATCGAGGCTTTCCGTGGTGTGGGCAAAAGCTGGATCACCAGTGCCTATGTGTGCTGGAGGCTACTGCGTAACCCTCAGGTTAAGATCATGGTGGTCTCAGCCTCGAAGGAGCGGGCCGACCAGTTCTCAACCTTTACTCTTCGTATGATCGGAGAGATGCCGATCCTGCAACACCTGTACCCACGGGCTGACCAGCGGCAATCCAAGATCGCCTTTGATGTGGCTCCGTCCTACGCTGACCACTCACCCTCTGTGAAGTCGGTGGGCATCTTTGGCCAGCTTACGGGTTCCCGTGCTGACGAGATCATTGCGGACGACGTGGAAGTCCCGAACAACGCTGAGACCCAGTCCATGCGTGACAAGCTGGCAGAGCGTGTGAAAGAGTTCGACGCTGTGCTGAAGCCTAACGGTAAGATTACCTACCTCGGGACCCCGCAGACCGAAGAGAGCCTGTACAACGAACTTCCCAACCGTGGCTATGACTGCCGCATCTGGCCTGCGCGACTGCCTGAGCTTGCGGCGCTGAAGACAAGCTACGGTGACCGTCTGGCCCCCAAGATCGTAGAGAAGCTGGAAGCAGGTAAGCCACGCGATCCTGTAGACCCAACACGCTTCGATGATTTGGACCTGACGGAGCGAGAGCTATCCTACGGACGCTCAGGCTTCGCGCTACAGTTCATGCTAGACACCCGGCTGTCCGACCAAGACAGATACCCATTGAAGCTGTCTGAACTAATCGTCACCGCTTTGAACGTGGACACAGCCCCAGAGCGTCTCATCTGGTCGAGCGATCCTCAGTATCGTCTCCAAGACATCCAGTGTGTGGGCCTTAACGGCGACCGCTACCACCGCCCCGCCGCCGTGATTGGAGACTGGGTAAAGTATGAAGGCTCAGTCATCGCCATCGACCCTGCGGGTAGGGGTAAAGACGAGACCACATACGCTGTCATCAAGATGCTCAACGGCTACCTCTACTGCACAGAGGCTGGTGGTCTACAGGGTGGCTACGACGACGCGGTCATGACTGAGCTTGCCAGTGTCGCCAAGAGAAACAAGTGCAACCTCGGCGTCATCGAAAGCAACTTCGGTGATGGTATGTTCACGCGCCTGTTCGTCCCCTTCCTGTCCAAGGTGGGTCACCCCATGTCGGTCGAAGAAGTGCGGTCCAACAAGCAGAAAGAGCTGCGGATCATCGACACGCTTGAGCCTGTCATGAACCAGCACAAGCTTGTCATCTGCTCCTCTGTCATCAAGAAGGATATGGACAGCGTTAAGCACTACCCGCCTGAGCAAGCACTCAAGCGTCAGCTAATGTACCAGATCAGCCGTATCACTAAAGACCGTGGCGCTCTGGCCTACGACGACCGCATCGACGCTCTGGCTATGGCCGTGGCTTACTGGGTCGAACAGATGGGTCAGGACGAGAACGCCAAGATGCAGCAACGCAAGGAGTACATCCTAGACGCTGAACTGGCCCTGTGGAACGGAGAACTAGGCATTAGCTTGGATGCTTTGGCTATGGGAGCCTCACCTGAAATGGCCATCGAAGCTGCACGAAATAGCTCTGGTGGAGGCACTTGGGTGTGAGTGTGTAAGCATTTGATTATGCTTGGAAAATAATTAGGTTCCACCATCAGAATGATGCCCTGCACATGCTATGATAGAGAGAGAGACCTCTAGCTTCCCTACTCCGGCTAGCATTTCATGCTACCCTCGTAGGGAAGACTGTCAAGCTTGTAGCTGAAGCGTAAGAGCTTAAGCGTAAGGTTTAGGTTACTGTAGCCATTAGCTTCATCCTTGTAGTGAGATACCTCTATGATGAGAGACCTCATGATGGGATGAAGCTAAAGTGCTTCAGACAGCCTTAGCTATAGCCTTAGTGTAAGCCTCAGTATGGGGGGGAGCAGGGGTCTTTAAGCAGTTGCTTGAGGGCTGTGGCTGGCTACTGAGTAGCGGGGGCTGGGCTGTGGTTAAAGCTGTTGCTAGAGGCTGGGATGTTTAGGGGTGAAAAATGTGAGCGGCCTACCGATATAGTGTCGGCCAGCGTTTCCCCCCATGCCCCAACGTGGGGTGGCCGGGGCGGTGGCACATGGTGTCCGATGATGCCGCGCAACAATGCCGCAACAAGGTGCCGGAAAGCCCAGCAAAACAAGGGTTCCGCGCTAGATCATGTATCCGATATTGCAGGGATCGATGGCCGATCTGCGCTAGGCTGGTGCGATCCGGCCTTAGCTGCACGATGTGTCAGTATTGTTGACCTGTCTGTTCTTTTGCATTTGTGCGCTTGGATTAGCCCATGCCTAGCTTGTGCCTAGCCCATGCCTGATCATATCCAGCCCATGCCCAGCCCATGCCTATCCGATGCTATAGTTGCTAATTCGTTCTCATGTTAAGAAAAGCTTTTTCTTGTGACATATAGCTCGCGCGAGGCTTGCGTTGTGGCATGGTTCCCGATCAAATCCCGCAACATTCGGCACAAAAGCCTGAGAAAAAACCAATGTAAAACAGTCATTTATCATTTTTTTGCGTTAGATGTGATTTTTCTTGTTGCCAATGCCTAAACGCATCGATAAACCTTAAATCACCGAAACGGAACGGCCCGCTGGATAGCGCCCCGGACCAAAGTAGGGGCAGGGGTTCACCGCCCGAAGTCATAGCAGCCCGGTTAGCTGCAATCTGGTGACAGTTCTTCTTCCGCAGAAACCGTTGTGATGATGGGTCGGGCGTGGTGATGGGGCAGCAACGCTGGATAGCGTGGCGGCTGGGGCTGATGGGACAAGGCCAAAGGGTCGCCTCTGCTGGATAGCACGGGTGGATCGGTTCCAGATCGTCGGTCTGCGGTTAGCTATGCGTCAAGGCATAACAGCACCGTACTGATGATGGCCCAGTAGGCCGAAACCGAAGCAAAACAGGAGTTTGCACCATGTTCCTCGACCGTCAATTGACCGTGAAAGCCGCTGTAGAAACCGCTGGCAAGGTATCCGAAGGCAACGGCAAAATGCCGGGTTCCACCTTTGCCATCTCCGCCAAAGAGTGCAAGGTCGGGGGTAAGCTTGCCACGGTCAAAGGGTCGGTATGTGATCGCTGCTATGCCTTGAAGCTTCAAAAGCTTCGGCCTTCGGTGGATCAGGGATGGACCGCCAACTATCTGAAAGCGACGGCCATGATCGAGGCCAACCCCGAAGCTTGGGCCAAAGCTGCAAGCTTTCAAATCAGCCGGATCGCCGCCAAGTCTGGTCAGCCTTTCCATCGCTGGTTTGACAGTGGCGACCTGCAATCTGTGGCCATGCTTCGGGCTATCTGCCGGGTGGCCGAACTGACGCCGACCGTGAAGCATTGGCTTCCGACCCGTGAAGCCGCAATGGTCAAAGAGTACAAGGCCCAAGGCGGGGTTGTGCCTTCGAACCTGATCATTCGGATTAGCGCCACCATGATCGGCGACAAGCCCGTGGCTGGGTATGCCAACACCTCGACCGTACACCGCAAGGGTACGGCCCACCACGGCCACGCTTGCCCAGCATCGCAGCAAGGCAACCAGTGCGGCGAGTGCCGCGCTTGCTGGTCGCATGACGTGGCCAACGTGTCCTATCCGCTTCACTAAAGCAATGCCAAGGCGCATAGGCATGGACGGCGAAACGGTCCAGCGATGGGCCGTCTGGCGGGGCAGGGTATCCCGTCACTGATGAGCCAACCCACACAAGCCAAAGGAGCTTTCAACATGTCCGCCGAAGCCATCATCCGCCTGTTCGACCGCAAGCCTGACCTAACGCTGGCCAAGCTTTCCCGCCTGACGGGCTGGTCTGTCTCTGAACTCAAAACCTTGCTGATGGAGTGATCAACATGATCCGGGAATACCTCGCAGACGCCATTGGATGTGTCGCCCTGTTCGCCCTGCTTTTCGGTGGTCTGATCATCGGCCACGGCTTGGGCTTCTAAGCCTGCAAACCCCTCAAAACTGGAGAAAACCAATGTTTGACCACTACTCGATCAACGTCGCGGAACGGGACGGTGCCCACTTCGACGGACGCCCGCGCTTTGTCCACCTGTTCGCCACCGCGCCGGGTTCGCTGCGGGACAAGGCCAAGGCTGATGATGTGCTGATCGCCATCAAGGCCCGCTTCCCTGAGGCTGAAGGGTTCAAGGTGTCCATGACCCAGTGGGTCTGCCGTGGTCATGAGGTGGAAGCATGATCCACCACACCACAGAAGCCCCGCGAGTCTCTGTCTACTTCAACCTCCACAAGAAGGTGTTTTCGATCCGCGCAGAAGAAGGCCCGTGCAAGGGCAAGGTGATCGCCCATGCCGACGAGGTGATACTTGGGAAGGTCGCCTTCAAGGTCAACGCCAAGGGCCGCGATAGGGTCCGCAGGACACGCCGCAAGGAGGTTCACGCTCTCGTTCAGGGTAAGCTGCTGGCATGGTCGGGACCCAATGCCTACGCCACCGCTGCCGCCGCCGCTGTGGGCCTGCCGTTCCCTCTCTGTGGCAACTGGGACGTGGTCGATACTGGCATGGCAAACCTGATGGGCAAGCAGGGGAAACCCTTCGGCTACAACCCCTACAAGGACGAGGCCTTCAACGCCTGCGGTGTGAACCTGACCACCGCCCGCTATGCCTACCTGTCCACCACACAGGGCAGGAGGGTCATGCTGTGAACCCTCTGGTATCCGCTGCATGACCTTCGAACAGCACCTAGAGATGCTCGGGTTCAAGCCCCAGCACACCACCAGCGATCCACCCGCGCCACGGCTGTCTACAGCACCGCCAGCCGCGTTTGCAGCGCCTCAGTGGAAACCCACACACCCCGGCGAACAGCCACCATTCTGAGGAGTACCAACATGGTAGACGTAATGGGTCTTTTGATTGTGATGTTCGCGGTCAAGGTCGTCGTGATCTTCGCAATGGACTGCTACTGAGATGGGCGGCTTCGACAACCCCGCAGCTTCCCTGTGGCTATGCGCTAAGGCCTCGCGGCGGGCTAGGCGGGAGCGAAACCGCTGTGTTTTCACACGGGCAAGGCGGCGGCTTTCTTTGGCCGAACACCAGATGCTCAGAGTACCCTAAATAGTTGACGGCAAAGGCTTGAAGGCACCCTAAGCTGCCTTTACCAAATGGTAAAAATAGATTCGCTCGGCGAACACAACCCACCTCCAAAGGACAAGAAAATGAGAGAATACACTGTGTCGTTTCCACGTCTTGGAAGCGTTACGTTGACGCAACACCCAGAATTGCGTATGTGCATTCCTAAGTTAGAATATGAGACGAATGAAGTGATCCTTTGTATGGGCAGGATCAAGCTATACTTCACAGCCCACGGGAGTAAAGGTAATGAGCCTAGACTTGAAGACATTGCAGCGCCTGTCGTTGCAACTTTTTCGCCTCGACCCAGACCTCACTATCAGCCGCATTCTAGTGTTCATCTTAATAGCACGGAAATCAGACGGGTGCTTAGTCAGGGAGCTAATGGAGGCTACTGGCCTGAACCAATCGACAATAGCCCGTATCATCGCGCTGCTATCCGACAAACCACAGCGCGGTGAGAAGACAGGGCTGGAGTGGGTGCGTATGGACCCGGACCCCTCTGATCCAAGGCGTGTGATCGTCAGTGTGACAGCCAAAGGTAAGCGTGTGCTGTCTGATATCGAAGCGTTGGCCAACTAAGGAGTACAGCATGACCAAGAGACAAGCTTTGCCGCGAGGCATTCGACTACGGGGTGACAAGTACTTTGTTGACGTGACTGTGGGTGAGGCCCGCCGCACTGCAACCTGCACCAGCATTGAAGAGGCTGTGTCTATGCAGGGTAAGCTGCGTGAGGCGTTGGTGACGGGTAAAGAGGTGGTCGTGCGGCGGGCAAACGCAAGGACGTGGACCCTGCGGGATGCTCTGGACAAGACGCTGTCCTTGTCGAAGCCAGACGGCTGGCGTGACGCCAAAGGCAAAGACATTCTTGTGCTGAACGCGGTCGATGCGTTGAAGTTCATGGGCGAGACGCTGACCCTTGATCGGATTAATCGTGACCTGATCAATGCGTGGACGCAATCATTGGAAGCCCGAGGCAACAGCAACGCGACCATCAACCGCAAGGTCTCGGCCCTGTCTAAGTTGCTGAAGGTGGCAATCGAGCATGACGGCCTTGCTTCGATGCCGAAGAAGCCGCGTATGCGTAAAGAGTCGGTCGGTCGCATCCGCCAGATCACCGACAGGGAAGAGCAGACGCTGCTCGACACCTTCAACCGCCTCGGTATGCCAGACCACGCTGATGCCGTGACGCTTCTGATCGACACAGGCGTCCGCTGCTCTGAGCTTTGGAACGTGAGGTCTGAAGACGTGGACCTCAAGCACAAGGTGCTGCTTGTCTACGGGGTCGAGGGTCTCGGCACCAAGAACGGCAAGTACCGCTCTGTGCCTATGACCAAGCGTGTGCTGGACATCATGAAGCGGCGCTCGAACATGCCGATGCCTTTCCCTTATGACAACCCGTGGATGCGCCACGCATGGGATCGGGTGCGGGGTATGATGGGTCTGTCGGATGATCCGAACTTTGTACCACACGTCTGCCGCCACAGTTGCGC